TATTTCTTAACGATTAATCAAATGTTTCAATACCAACACATTTAATTAAATAATATGTACCCTTGTTTGGTCTAGGTTTATCTTTTGTATACTCTTCATTTTCATTCATGTTATTAAAAGCACCATAAGTTATCCCATTATCTACATCTTCTTTTCTTATATAGATCATATCATTTCTTTCTAAACTTGATCCATCATTTTTTTTATTATTGTGCATTATTCCCTCTCTTGTTTACGAGGCGCGAGTGTGTTTATTTCTCGCGCCACGTTTATTTATTTATTTATCAAAATCAAACTCCATTTGTTTTTGTTTAGACATTTTAGTTATACGATCATAGGCTTGTTGTAATCGTATCTGTCTGTTTTGTTCCTCAATAAATTTATCTGTTTCTCTCATCAGATAAATACCAACACCAACAATACCTGTGATTGCTGTTAATAATACTATTTCAATCATTGACTAATCATCACTTTCTTTGGTGTTTCGTTCCAAGTTATATTGAGAGTTTTAGAAAACACATTGTTTAATTGTGCGACTAATTCAGAAGGCGCGTCAGCTTCCATAACTTGATCTTCTGCAACCCTTTTTATTCGTTTGAGTTCAGCAAGTTTAGAACCTTCAGGAAGTTTCTCAATAAATTTTTGAGCTTCATTTTTGGCCCACTTCCTAATCTGCTCTTCGCAATCTTCATAAGTTATCTTATCATCATCATAACGATAAGAGTTCTTATCAAATTTAGAAGATAGCTCTTCCTTCTTATCTTTGGTTGTAGCTTTCTTCTCAAAGAAACTTTGCGCGTTGCCCTGCGCCTTCTTTAAGTTTTCTTCAGCTATTTTTAGCGCGTCCATAATTTTATGTGCACCAATCTTAACTGCCAATTTTTTAGCAGCTTTTTCAGTCATTGCTGTTGTATGTTGTCTAACCAGCAATTCCTGTTCTTGTATTAAAGGATCAAGATTTCTTCTTATTTTTTCTTTGAAGTGATCTTGTGTCCTTACACTCATTTTACTAGCCATACTGTATTCCTTTCTGTTTATAGTTAGTGATTTGTTTATAGGTTATTATAGGATAATTGTCAAGCCCTAAAAAGAAAAAATTTTTATTTTTTTTCTTGGGTGGGACCCGCCCACATGCTCTTCTCTACTTTAGAATGATTCTAAATTAGGTGCGACAATATTGTCCTTTTTATTATAGGATATTATGGTATTGTAAATTTATGAATACAAATAATAAACAAGTTAAAGCTGTTGATGGTTGGAATATTGAGGGTTTATCAAATGACTTTAAAATGTCCGATAAACAGACTTTAATACTAATAAAGGATTTGTTTGAGATGATTAAAGATAATAATGAACTCATACAATTATTAGATAAAAAAATTAAGATATTAGAATTAAAATTAAAAAATTAATTCTATGGGACAACTTCTGGTTGTGGTGTAAAGTAGATTGAAAGAGATCTAAACACACGCACAGCTAGAACTGATCCCTGGTCCATTGGAGACAGAATGCTGTCAGCGAAGATGGACCTGGGATCAGTAGTGAAGAAGGGGACGCCTGGGTAGTAACTGCTGATCCCTGATCTCTTGGGGTTAACTATTTTAGGCGTGGCTGTTTAACAGTAAGCTTCGTCAAGGGATCAGAAGCCAACAAGCAAAAAAAAATATGGGTGGGTCCCGCCCACAAGCACTTCTCACAGAAAAAAATTTTTTCAGCTGTTGACAATTGTCCCCGAATATCCTATATTAAACTCATGAAAGAAAAAATATTAAACACGGATCAGGCCTGGCAATTAGTCGGGGGCCTTAGTAAACCCGGCAAAATGCCTGGATGGGCAATTGGTATACCAGCCAAAGAGTGCAACACGGGGGGCAAGTTGCAAAATATAGAAGGTAGCGTCTGCAATAAGTGTTATGCATTAAAAGGTTGTTACGTTTTTAAAATTGTACAAGATGCGCAATATCGGAGATTGAAAGCAATTAAAGATCCTCGATGGGTCGAGGCCATGGCTCTGTTAATTAATTCAAAAAAGCCCGATGTTTTTAGATGGCACGATTCCGGAGATGTCCAGGACCTGGAGCACCTTCAAAAAATTTTCGCCGTTTGTAGGTTGACGCCGTCCCGTAAGCATTGGATGCCTACAAAAGAAGCATGGGTGAAAAAATATTTAAAACATAAGCCCAACAATTTAACAATTCGATTGTCTTCTCCGATGGTGGACCAGGGGCCAATAAAAAGTTGGCCCAACACCTCAACGGTAGTCACAAAGAAGGCAACATGTCCAGCACCAAAACAGGGGGGACAATGTCTAGATTGTAGACGATGCTGGAACCCAAAAATTAAAAATATTTCTTATGGTCAACATTAGAAATCTTGAGGGCTGGATGTATTCCTTTAGCCCTCAAGCAACAAACAACAAGCGAGGAAAAAATGAACAAGAAAAAAACTATGCACACTGTTAAAGATATGTTCTTTGATTTAAAAAAGGACAAAGACATCATGGAAGATTTTTCTAATATTACATATGATGTAGGTTATATGGTTGCATTATTTATAGCACTTAAAAGAAAAAGAGTAGCAGATAGAATATACGATTACTTCTTAAAAGGTTGGTAAAAATGAAAAAAATAAAAAGGGTGGGTCCCGCCCACAAGCACGCACCACAGTCCGCAAGCTACAGGCCACAGGCCACAGGCCGGGGTGGGTCCCGCCCACAAGCTCTCCTCTATGGCTGCGATACTTTGTTCCTGGACATTTGTCCTATAATATGTAGGACGCTAAACGTTTTGTAAAAATTTTAAGCTTGACTCCATACCCGTGGCACACGGTTCTGCCTTCCCCTTAATTAAATCTTCAATAAACCTTCCCTCAAAAAGTTTTATGGCTAAAGGACCGAGGGTCTTTAGCATGATGAAACTATTGTTCGGATGAGTTAAATGAAAGCCGATTTGATGTGGAGAAAAGGAAATTTTTTTAGCTTTTTTTAGCTTAAGTTCTACAGTGAAAAAGTGACCAAAACTATTATACCCCAATAGATCAGGAGTCCCGTGTGCAGCACTATTTTCCAAGCGTGTAAATGATAATTTGCAATTATTTTTAATATTGAACGCTTTAATTTCATGCCAAAATTTCGTCTCTCCTTTTATCATTTTTCAGGCTAAGTACGTTATTCTCTGGCTAATCAATTTTTTTAATAACTTCTCCCATATTCCACTTAGAAGTATACAATGTCATGACCAATCTGTGAGTTTCACGCACACCAAGTATTTTGTTTTCCATTAATTTAATGTCCTTGATATCGTAAAATTTACCGTCTGGTAAACACACTTGAACTCTTGCCTCCTGTGCCACTGGCGATTTCATAAACTTATCTAAGGCCTGTCTTAATAGCTTTCCTGATACCATCACTTGAACATATACCAAAAATAATTTATATTGCAAGTCATGGGTTTACCAAAAAGACTTACAGAAAAACAAATCAAGTTTGCTAATCTGGTTGTGGCTGAGGAAGGTAGGAAGACTGCCACTGAATGCGCAATCGAGGCAGGCTATGATCCCAACTCTGCCTATGTTTCTGCTAGTAAGCTTCAAAACCCAACTCTCTACCCTTTAGTTAGTCAGTACATAGGCAGGTTAAGATCTGAAAAAATTAAAAAATATGATGTCACAAAAGAATCTCACTACAGCGAACTTGGTCAACTACGTGATGAAGCAAGGCAAAGTAAGGCCTGGAGTGCAGCTATTAATGCAGAAGTAGCTAGAGGAAAAGCAGCCGGATTCCAAAACAATAATCACTTACACCTGCACAAGGACCTGGATAATATGGAAGAAGCCGAACTAGATAAAATGTTAGAGAAGGCTTTAAAAACTTACAAACCAATCATTGATGCAGACGCAGAAACAGTAGAAGAAGTTAAAGACTAACCTTTTCCATTTTAGTTACGATTGATTTAGGAAATACATTACGATCAGAAAAGACTGCAGACTCAGTATCATAAGAAGCAAACGTCCAAACATATTTATTATCTTTATCAAAAATATAAGCTTGAGTCATCATCTTTGCAGGTTTTAAATCTTTTACATCAGCAGCCTCGGCATGGCCCGAATCACCACACGGATCTATCCACTCGATAGAAT